GCTAAGCTCTGCAGGCCCCCGCCAACGATATTCATCGACGCAAATTTCAAATAGACCGTTTGACCGATCAGGCTATTGGGATAGGCAAAGCGGCCGACAGACCCATCGAGCCTGGCAAATTGCGTCCCGGATGGATGATTGGCAATCGCGGTACCATAGGCGCCGCGGTAAAGATTGGTCAGGCTGTACTGGTTGGCCGCGGTGAGTATTGCGGTTTGGTAGGCCAGCAGCTCACCATCAACGTAGCAGAGTGTAACGAAATTGGCTGCATCGGCCGCGGACACAGAGGCAAGCTGACCCTGGCTTTCGGTCAGGTCGATCGCGAGCGCGTTCGAAGCATCCGGCGAGGAATGCGGCGGCAAATCCATCGTCAGAAGGCCTTGCGCAGCCGGCGAATTCACGGTTCCCATCAGCGCGTAAGAGTCGCCGTCAGTGGAGATCCACACCTGGGCTCCACCCCAACCGGGGCCGCCCGACAGCGCAACCCAAATTTCCAGTGCTCCGGTCAGCAGCGCCGCTGGAGGCTCGAAGATGATCGGCGGATTGACGTCACCCGGAGACGAACTCCAATTCGGCACGTAGCCCGCGCCAGACTGCTTTGGATAGACCACCGCCGTGGAATAGCCGTCGAAGAAATCCTCTGCCGTGATCGAAAGCGTACCTTCCTCGTCTTCTTCTACAGACGTAATGCGAACCGTCAACGCCGAAGCACCGAGTCTCGGATCGTTGATCTGGACGAGATCCATCGGCTCGAGCAGGCAATATTTCCAGCCCAGTTTGAACTGATAGGCGTTGCGGAACAGCTGAGCACGCTGGAGCAGAAGCTGCGCGACAAGTGGTCCTACATTGACGGGGTCGACAATCGCTCGCGCCTTGATCGAGCTGTCCCGGCGCACGCCGTAAAGCTCGATTGCCGCCTGGTCGAACGCTTCTACGATCGCCGTGTTGTAATTGTTGGAACGATCCAGACACTCCAATTGGATCGAGTTGTTGGCATCCGCGGGTGTGGACCGTAGTACGCGAACGGGGTCGTCGCTGAACCCTCCGGTGATCGGCCCCGAGCCGGTCCGCAACGCGGTGCCGCCGGGCGTCAATCCTGACCCGGTCCCAACACTCGATTCCTGGGCGATAAAATCGTCGTCATCCAGACTGTAGATCGGCGTCGTGTCGGGGGTATAAACGGTACCGTTGCCGGTGACAGGTTGATCGCCATACGGAATGATCTTCAGCAACCCGCCCGACCAAACAATTGCGCTGTTCGTGAGTTTGGCAATATCTCCGAGGCACTGTTGTGCCTCTTGCTGTGTATCCAGAGCCGGCGACAACAATAGACCGAGGGCTTGGCAGTAAGCCGAATAGAGACTGAGGTCACCGAGGTTGGCGGCGGGGAAACCGGTCCCATAACGCGGATTGGTGAGGAAATCTGAGACGATCGCAGCCGGGTTTGCGTCTTGACCGTTGGTGCCGCTCAACGACAGCAGGCCTTGCACCTCGAATGAGAAATTTGGCAGGGTGGCTGTATTGCCCATCGCGAAATTATTGGCGACAATTATCGCGGTCCCGGAATATCCAAGCGCTTTTGCCGGGTGATAGGTCTGCCAGTAAGGATCTACGGCTTGACCGTCATTGCCAAGGTAAACCGCGGCCGGCAACGACGAGAGCGCCCCGATGTTCTTATCCCACCATATTGTTGAGATGCCGGCGATCGGCCCCTGACAGAGCCCCATGATCACCGATGCACTGTATTTGTATTGCTGCCCGCCCCCTTTTCCACCTCCGCCGCCCTTGCCTGCGCCTTGCCGGTTCGACGGGACGGCTTTGAAATCGTCATAATCGATCAGATTCGGCGAGACCCGGGTAGTGCCATAAACCAGCGGGATGACGCCCCCGCTTTGGGAAGTCTGGAACTGTAGCGAGCCCACCGCCTTCTGCTGCTTGGCGTTTGATGCGCCGCTCAGAATTCCGCCCATGGTCGCCGTGATTAAGCTGTTTGAAATGGGTCGAAGAAGCGTACCTGGCGCCCGCTCAGCGGCGCCTGCTGCGCATCGGCAAAGACAACTCCGGCGTCGCACCAGGCATGAATTACCTGCGGCCAGGCGGTCACGATTGCGCCATGCGCGAAGCAGCGACCAAACTTGAAGACGGCCACGTCACCTCTCCGCGGTGGCCCGTCGATCTCGCGCGCGTAGCGCATCAACCCTTGCAGATAGCGCTCAGCGTCGCGATGCAAATTCCAATCGGGAGGATAAAATGGCACCTCGACATGGGCGATCACACCGGCTGCCTCATAGACCTCGGCGAGAAGCATCAGGCAATCGGTGCCGCCGCCCTTGATCCGGCCCATATGATGGTAACGTGTGCGCAGCCAGGTTTCGGCCTCGACAAGCACGCGCTGGCGTTGGTTCATACCGCCGTCTCCGGCGTCGGGATATTGGGAAAGCCGCCGAAATGGATGGCGTTATTAAACACATTCGTGCAGGTCGACACTGTGCGGTCGCAACCCGGCAGCAGCTGGAATTGGTCGCCTGGCGATATCGGTGAAAGGAAGGCCAGTTTTACATAAACCCAGCCGCCACTCATGCTTGCAACAGTGCGGCTCGATCCGGCGTTTGCACCAGTCACGCCAATGAGGCTTCCTTGGATGTAAAGGCTCGGCGGGGACGGAGTGACCGAAGTGGCGATTTGCACCGGGGTCGAGCCCGGCCCCGCCGGGAAGATCGCTTGCATGCTCGATCGGTCGAACTGGCACATCGCATCGCCGAATGCGTGAGTACAAGACGCTTGCCACAGACGCCGTGGCATCTGAATGTTGAGCAGCTCGAGATGCGAGCGGCACTTGAGGTCGACACCAGTGCGGGTGCATTCGATATCGGAGATGCGCCCGGCGAAAAGGATGACCGTTCCTGGACTCGTATCACCGTAACTCGGCATGAAGGCTCGCTCGAGCTGTAGTAGAGCGCCGTCGAGCTGGCCCTGCCATGCTGCTTGCAGAAACGGCACGCCGCCGACCAGGTCGGTCGGCTCGGTATAGATCCTGACCTCGAGCTCGTCGACCTGCGTGCCGATGACGACCTTGGTCTTCGAGCGCTCGAATTTGGGACCCAGCGCAAACGTATACCCATTGGCGGAGAGCGCCGTCGGTGCCGCCGAATACCGCAGTACCGAGCCTCCAACGAGAGTGATAGTGTAGAGGTCCGCCATCACGAACTGGCCGGCGCCTGCAAGCAGCGCGATCAGCTCCGGGCTCGCCGTCTTCATGAACGCACCGAGATAAACGTCAGCTTCTTCAGCCGCCACAGTCGGAACATGAAATTCTCGAAATCGTATTTATCGTCTGTGAAGCGGCAGCGGAAGTAATAGGTGAAATCGGCAGTAATGCTCAGGCCGCCGCCTGGAACCGCCTCAAATGTCACAAGGCCCGTTGCCGGATCGACACTGTAGCTCGCCGGGTCTTGCGTGATCCCATTGAGGTAGATCGCGCTCAGGAGGTTCGGCGCTGTGATCGGCTCCAGAAAACCGCCACCGGACAGAGCTCCTCCCATTGTGCGCTGAAGTTGGAAGACTGTTGTGCTGGCATCGCCAGTACCGATCACCTGCCCCGCGACTTTCCAGTCACTAGGGTCCTGAAACAGGAATGTACCAAAGGCGCCCTGGCATTGCATAAAGAACCCGAGTAAGGTCCGCAGCTCGTCGTACCCCATCACCGGGTCGTCGCGCAAAAAATCGTAGACCAATGCGAATTGCCACAGCGGATAAGGGTAGTCGAGCGCTCGCAATTCGCGCCCCGAGACCGCGCGTTGAATGCGCGTCTGAAAAGTCGGAGTTTTGGTGACGCTCCAGGCGAGGCCAGGTAGCGCCGGGAAAATCAAGGGCATCACGAGGTCCGCAGCATTGAGCCGTTGCGCATCGCCTTATTGAGTGCGCCGACCAGGAGGCTGCCATTGCTCTGGAAAAATCGCCGCACGTCTTGACTGTCGATCGCCGAGATATTGACCACCACCGGGGTCGCTCCAGCCCCGCCTCCGCCATTATTGGAAATCATGTTCTGCAGACCCTGGCTGATACCTGCCGGCAATATCATCTCATTCTGGTGCACCATGGCGAGCTGATCGGATGGCACCACCCAACCGCCCGCCGCGGACGCGATTCCGCCGGCGGCGGCCATCACGGTGGCTTCCCCGGCAGCGGCTGGCCCAGCTGCGGCCGGCCCCATCATCGGCGCGAGGAACGCGAAAATACCCGAGAAGGCCTGAGCGGAATCGGTCATGATGCTTTTGACTGCATTGGCCGCCTTGATCGCCAGCCCAGCCGCCATTCCCTCGCCTTCGGCTGCGGTGCGAGCCGCCGCGCCCGCTTCGGTCGCGGTCGTCATCGCGAGCTCGCTGGCGATCCAGTTGGTCGCCATCTTGACACCGAGGTTGACAAATTCCGCGAGGATCGACTGCGCGATGTTGCCCACCGCTTTTTGCAGTGTCGTCGTACCCAATATCATGCCGGTGATCGAGGTATCGAACGCTCGCTGGATCGGTTGCATCAAGCTCTGCCAGTTTCTTTGACTGGCCTGTACTGCGTGAAGATCCAGCCGCTGCTTGTCGCTCTGGAATTTCTGATAGGCAAGCAGTTCCTCTTCCCACACTCGTTCATCCGCCGCACTGTCTTGCATATTGCCGCCGGGAAGCGCGCCTGCACCTATCGAGCCCGCGAGGCCTGCCGCTTGGCTTTGCAATGCGCCGATGCCGCTGCCGACCTGTCCGGTCGCCGCCGTAAGTTGCGACTGTGCTTGCTGCGCAATGTCACCGAGCCCGGCGAGTTGAGCACGCATCGCATCGGTTGCGGCTTGAACCGAATTCGCCGCGGCCTCCATTCCCGATCGGAGACCATCTATTTGAGCGCTGATAATGACGCTGGTTTCTATATCGGCCATGATACCCTCTCGGGTTTACAAACCGCGGCTGCCACGTTACGACGTTTCGTCGATGAATGCAGACCGGCGGTACAGTTCGGCAAAATCCAGAACCACGGAGGTCAGACCGGCGTGGACATCCCCGGCACTGAACCCCGAACCAAGCCCGGCCAGCACGGAGCCGGCATCCGGTCGGGGCTGCTGCTCTCGTTCGAACGACCCCGGCGGCATCTGCGGGCGTCTGGCTCTGCCGGCACCAAGGTAGGCCGCGATGAGCAAGTGAAGCGGCGGGTGCTCCGCCCAGTAGGATGTCAGCTCTTCGACCTGGAAGAGCGTCATCTCGTCGATTACGGGATAGCTATACCCGCAGGTTGTAGCGAGGATGCCGTAAATTTCTCGCCAGTGATTACCGTCTCCGAAATCGCGGCCAAAGATGGCTTGTTGGCCCCCGGGCCGATCCCGGGGGCAGGCGGCTCCCCCGCGGGAACTCCCCCCGGCTTCAGGCCCGAGCCGGTGAGCACGGCATTCAGCACTGCACTCGCGTTACCGAGATCAAGCAGATTTTCGACCTTCTCCGGGGTCGTCTCGGGATAGTTGCGTTGGAGCGCGGCCGTCACGATGTCTACCAGCACCGCGATCTGCGCCTCGCCCATCGAAGCACCGATTTCGGTGAGTTGCCGTACCTGCGGCATCAGCCGGCGAAGCTGGCCGAGGGTGAGCGGCGGCACCACCCACTCCTCGCCGCCCATGACAACTGACACACCGGGGATCATCACTCGACGGTGCTCAAATAGCCGATCGTTCCGGAGGCGTCGGCAAAAGCGGTGAAGTCGAGCTCGTTGATCGTCCAGTTATCGAGTTTCGTCGGCAGCGACAATTTATTTGCCGTACAGGCGTTGAGACGGAGGGCGGTGCCACTGCCATTATAGGCACTATAGAATGTCGCCTTGAAAGTGGGGGTGACACCCATTGGCTGGTTCGAGAGCGTCAGCTTATTGCCGCTCGTAGCGATGTTGTATGTGTACGAGATCAAGACCGCAGCGCTGGCATCGGCAGAGGAGAAAGTGTATAGCCCGGTGGCAAAATTGACCGAATATTGGCCGGCAGCCGAGGGCGTCGTGACCCGGTTGAAGCGCTTGCCGCTCCCGGCATAGCTGACACCGAGATCGTCATTGTAGTTCGCGGCGTTGGCTGCGATGACGGTGTACGGCGTCGTAGCGGGGACCATCCCGGCTTCAAGCTGCGATACCGCGAACTGCCCCGTGGCCGGCGTGACCCCGAAAAAGATATCCGAATACAGCAAGCCCAGTATCTGCGCGAATTTTGCCTTGCCGGTGATCTTTCCCTGTCCGCGCGCGATTGCCACGGGAAACTGCAGTTGGCCGTAAAGCTCCTTTTCGGACCAGTCGAAATCGATCTGGATATCCTGCAGGACGCCGAACTGGCGCGGGCCGATGCCGGAGCCGACGACGTCGGTGCGTTCGCCCCAGACTGCGCCGGACCCGAAGCTCAATTGCATGTCAAGTACTCCCTCTCAAGAGCCGCTTCAGTGCCTCCTTTGCGGCGTGGGCGATGTTCCAAGCCTGCGTGTAGCGGGCAACGGCCGAGCCCGGAAAATGGTCGGCCCACCAGCGCTCAATGAGCTGTTCGATCGCGTCAGCCGCGACGGCTCGGTCGGTGTTGTAGTCTTCCTCGGCCACTGGCTACTCCTGCGAAACAAGGCTCAATAACGGAAATTGCAGTCGCGTAAGCGCGACTGTATTGGCTTGCTCAGGTCTCCGACGTCACGCGCAGAGGATTTCGACCGGTACGATGGCTATGGCCTGATCGCCGAGAACCCCTTCATCGGTCTGAACCTTGCCCGATATGTAGGCGTGCTGAACCATTTGAGGCAGCCCCAAATTCTGGATCCCAGTCACCGGTGAAGGCGACAGTGCAGCTTCCAGCGCATCGAGTAGCGGGTTCAAAATCGCTGCAGGGGCCAAATAAGGGTCGCTCGAATGTGCGTAAATGTAAAAGTCGGCGTAAAGTGTCCATACGATTGAAGCGCCAAGCTTCTTTACCGTCGCGTGGCCGCCTCTTTCGCTCATGAACAATGCCGGCTGCTCGGCGGGCGTGACGTCGGCCCAATGCCGCAAGCGCCGGTTTGCGCTGGTGAACTGGGCCGCGCTGGCGCCGAGCTCCCACAGCGTGGAGTATATCGATTCACGAATTATCATCAGCCGAGTTTGCTTGAATGACTCTGGTGCCCGCCGGTCTGAGCTGCCGGGTAGCCTGCTGTCCCTGGACGAATGTTACGAGAGACGCAGGCTCATCGCTCCACTGCTTCGCGCAACGCGTCTCCCACTCGATCGCGGATCTCTGGATCCATATCCTCGAGCGCTGAACTCAAAAATGAAGGCTGTGGAGGCTCGATCCGGCGACGGTAAGACGGAAATTTGATTGCATTGTCTGTTATCCCGCTTCTTGACGCCTCTTTCGCCCGGCGAAGGTGCGCTCTCAGGTCGCCAGGAACAGCCGCGCGGCGCTCGCGAGCGGCGCGATGGTTGTCCTCACCAAAAATGATGCCAGCGATCCGGTCGCCGCTTTGATCGATCTGCAGATCGGCATTCGACCGGAGCAACTTCCGCTGCAGATCGAGGCAGAGCTCGCTGATCGCCCGGGCGAGTCCTGAAGCGGCTGCGTCGGTGACGCCGCGCAGCCAAGCGATCACGGCATCATCCCCGACAATACGTCCCGTGATCATTGGCGCCTTTTATACCGGCGCGGCACCACCAGCGGCGGCTTCTGGGACCGGCTGGATCGTAGCGATCGGTGCGACTAGGCGATATTGCTGTAGCAGAGTCTTGGTCGCATCGCTCATATCTTTCTGCGCGTAGGTGACAGTCTCAGCACCCCCCAGTGATCTCGAGACTTCACCGATGCGGGTCCGTTCCCGGTACCGCAGCGCCACGAGCTCGATGCAGGCTTGCGCGAGTTCAGGCGGAGTCGTCGAATAGCCGGCGGTATATGAGACAACAACGTTCTGAGCCCC